AGTGATATTCGATTCCTTACCATCCAACGCAAAGAGTTCTTTGAAGTGAACGATAAAATACCTACCTTGCTTATGCAAGATATGGCAGGATTGATACAATTTGTTTTCTTTCCTAGAAGCGATTCCAATGCGAGTCAAAGTTTCACGAACCTTTAGAAAGTTGTCAGGTTCAGGTAAAACCACTTCAAGCATGGACTCTGGCGTCCAGTCGTAATAAATCATTTCAACAGTCATGATTTTCCACCTTTATATAATTTTTCTTTTATCATGATCAAGTTTTCATCGGATAGCATTTTTAATGCTTCATTCGCTTTTTCACTTGAATACCCATAATACTCTTTAACAAGTTCGAGAGATTCAGTTTCAGCGTCTTTTTTAGACCACTTACTAAATCTCTTCTTCCTTGAAATAATATTTAGGAAAAAGAAAAACTGCATATCCTTATCCAAACTCGGATGTTGATTCATCTGGTTTGCATAAAGGATAGTGTCGGGAAAATACGATAACCCTCTATTTATAATGAAAGGTTTATAATCCTTTGCTGCTTGTGGATCCGTTTCAAATAAATTTTTCTTGGTAGTGTTAATAGCATTAATAAAATCAAAGGGACTCATTGAATACCTTTAAATTTTCTGTAGATGCCGCAAATCTTTTATCAGGAAATCTTTTTGCAAGAGCATCTTCTAACTGTCTACGAGTTCCTCCCTGTGCCATAAATTCATGAGTATCTTTATTGAATACAAGGAAACCACCATTATGGGTTTCAATAGTAATTGGAATTATAGAATCTTTGACAGTTTCTACTTCTTCATCAACGAACTGTGTTATAAAACGATCAATGGTTCTTTTAGCATGGCGTTCTCTTGCATACCAACCATAGACCGCACCCATAAACCAAATTACCATCCACAATAACCAATCATATAAGTCAAGCATAGATTCCTCACTTAAATTTGCAGTTGGCCATAATCTCAGTCAACGCTGCCATACTATTTAGTTCTTGATCAGCAACAAATGCTGCTTTGTATTGGTAGTCAGCAAGAACTAATACTAATTGAGGGATACTTTCTGGAACCATATAAGTTATTGAAGTATCATAAAGTTCTCTAAACAATCCAACAGTATCTGAGTCAGAATTCTTACCAACCCATTTACGCACATTAGTAAAGTCTTTTTCTTTCATCATCTTAATAAGATCTTTAAAAGAATCTTGACTCATGTTAACCAAAATTCCAGAATCAATTTTACCTGAAACACTATACCGCTGAAGTTCGTTCAGAACTCTACGATAATCTGGAAAGTGTTTTGTAATAAGTTCTGCAACTACTTTCTGATCAAACTCAATATTCTCTTGTTTAAGAATTTGAGATGCACGTTTGAAGAACTGCCCAAGAAGAGCCTGCTTATCTTTAGGATCAATTTTGAAATCAATAACTGAACACCGACTTTGTAATGGTTCAATCAAACGATTCTTATAGTTACAAGTAAAGATAAATCTACAGTTATTACTAAACTCTTCAATCATTGATCGAAGCGCAGGTTGAACAGTATCTGCTTTCATATAATCTGCTTCATCGATAATGACTACCTTCTTTGCCTCAGTCAAAGATACCGTTGTCGCAAATCCAGTAATGGCAACTCGGAGAGTTTCCATCAACCGACCCTCATCCGATCCATTGATCATTATATATTCTGCGCCAATTTCATTACATAGTGCTTTGGCGATAGTAGTTTTACCAACACCTGCTGTTCCAGCAAACAAGAATGTTGGTAGTTCACCTTTTGCTACGTATTCTTTGAAAGTATTTTTAATACCTTCTGGAAGAATACAATCGTCAATAGTTTGTGGGCGATACTTTTCTACCCAAAGAAACTGGTCATCACGAGAATCAATCATCACTTACTCCATTATTAATTATAATTTACAACTATTTTATTTTGTTCTAGTAAAACTTTATGGTCAATATAAGATCCCCTCTTTACTTCTTCTAGGTATGTTTCATATTTCTGTAATGCTTTAGAAGTATTTTCATCAGAGATATACATTTTATTATACTCTTTAATTGATTCAATGTCAAATAATTCTAGACCATGCATTACTTGAATATAATTTGAAGCATTAAACATATGGAAATTAGAGGGTCCACCAAAATATTGCTGACACGGTAAAGTCTTTTTAAAGGTCTCTAAATGCTCTGCATTAAAATCAGTCATTGTGATTAGATTCGGCAACTCTTTCCAGAATGGAGTATCGTTACGTCTAGTAAAATAATGTAGTTGAACAAAGTCAACTATGTTATTAAAACATCCAATGAATTTTTTATTGTAGAGTTCTGAGATCTTTCTATCGTAATACCATGTCTGTAACATTTCTGCTAAACCAAACGCTTGAAGAATGCTGTTACCAATACTAGAAGCCTCAAGTGGCTCAACAAAAGATGCAGAGAGTCCTACTGAAACACAGTTATTAATCCAAAACCTATCTACACGACCAGCCTCAAACTTAATATCCTTTGCAACTTTAACTTCTTCAGAATATACAGATTGAATTTCTTCGTGGGCTTTAGTTGAATCAATAAAGTCATCGCAGAATACATAACCATTACCAAAACGACTTTGGGTTGGGATACGCCAGTTCCAACCAGAAGAAAGGGCACGACTTAAAGTGTGTGGTGTTAAATCAGATATATCCTCAGTTGGAAATGCCAATGCATGATTCATTGGTAGATACTTCTTATATGAAACCCATTTGGATCCAAGTTTAGAAGAAATCAAACGCTTAAATCCAGTGCTATCAATAAACAAATCTGCAGAATATACTTCATTAGTAGAAGAAATTAATTCCTTAACATCACCACTTTCTGAGATAACAACATCAGCAATAGTTGCCTTTACAATATTGATTCCACGTTCGGAGGCAACTTTGTGCAAGAACTGATTTAATTTAAATGTGTTAAACTGATACTGGTTAGTAGAATTAATTCCACCATGATAATTAATTAAGTTAGTATCAGTTAAAACATCTTCAGTTGGAATACCACGTTCGATCATTGTTCGAATAAATGGTGTTTGAATTGGAAATGGTTGACGATATTCTTCATAGAAAGAATCCGAAAGTGCATGAAAATAACTCTTTCCATCACCATTCCAATTTTCAAATTTAATACCTTTCTTTAAAGTGGCATCAGTTTCTCTTACTAAAGAAGCAGTGTCAATCCTACAATAATCTAAGAAGTGTCTCCAATGTTCAGTGGAACCTTCACCTACTCCAATGATTCCGATCTCATCTGATTCAATAATTGAAATTGAATCAAGTGGATAAGATTGTTTGAGAATCAATGCAGTGACTAATCCTGCTGTACCACCACCGAGTATAGTTATATGTTTCATCAAAACTCGAATGAAGAATCTGCCTCAACTGCTACATAATAAACCAAATCACCAGAACCTTTAAAGCGAGAGATCTTCTTGCTAGAAACGCTAACAGCATAATCACCTGGGATCATCTTTAGGTTTTCTACCTTCAAATTGACTTTGAATTTCTTATCAGTTGAACCAACTGTAGAATTATAAGAGTTGCCAGTAGCATTCTTTTTGTCACCAACAACTACGGTAATAGATGAACCATCGCCTACGATAGATACATCAGAAGCACGTAATACAGATGCTGTTCGTTGAATCATGCTGAGCATATTTGCGCTCATGTTAAATTCAATTTCTGCTTCAGGGAAGGTAATGGCTTTCTGTGGAGCAGTCAATACACTTGCGTCTGCAGCAAAATACTTAATGCTGTTTCCACCTTGTTCGATAGTTACCCACTTGTCATTGAATGTTAACTCTGGATCTTCAAACAAAGACATAGCACCTAAGAACTCATTAAGGTCATAGATACCAAAGTCTGGGAATGATTCAGTAACAACTGCGTCAGCCATTACATTCTTTTGAGCCGAGATAGTGGCCAACTTATTACCAGACTTCAAAAGTAGATTGCTGTTAATCCCAGCAAAGTTCTTAATCAAGCCTACGGTTTCTTTACTTAATTTCATATTTTCTCCAAGTTATAATATATGTATAAAAATTATACATCAAAAATAGGATTTTGTCAAATTTATTTGACTAGGTGTTGAGCCAAAACCATGCAGCTAATCCAAGTCCAAAGTGTATTGAATGCCACAAGAGTTGGTAGAAGTTTCTTATTACTTGCCCAAATTAATGATACGCTTGTTGCTAGAGTCAAGAAATATAACCACCAAATCTGAATACCAAAGATAAGTCCAGGAACAATAATCATTGCTTTAGTAAACCAACTAGCAAATTCTACTCGGTTATAATCAGTCCAATATTCTTTAGTGAACCACATCTTATAGCAATCAAGAATAGCACGCCAGTTACTATGTGTATAAGAAACACTAATCAATACTGCCCATACTGCTGTTGCTGCTAAGATCTGTTCTATTGTCATTTCTTTTCCTCGGCAGAATAGTATACATCATGTTCATAAAGAAACATCAAGCAACACATTGCATGCGCCAAATGATTCTTTCCAGTTTCGGGATCATCTTGTTCTCCCTCTTTCCATGCCCAAAGATGTCTTTGCATTGCGTCAAAGTATCTGCGTTTTGAGTCAGGAACATTCTTCCAATTATTTGGCTCGTATTTCTCTGCGCCAAATGTTAAAATTTCCACAGTTGCTTTTAATGCAAGTGGTGGCAGTAAACCATATTGTAGTTTACCACCATCAAATTTTCTACCGCCAGTGGTAGCATACTGGGACTTTTTAATTTCTTCTTTAGTCGCCATTAATCCTCCGATGTATCTTTATGATTTTTTAAACAAGATACACCTTTCCAAATTATACCAATAACAATAAAGAAAGTAATACCAAAAATAAATTCAATCATAATGACCTTAATAATTTGGGGTTGGACCGCAACCCCATTTAATTACTTCTGTGCAGTAAAGATGCTTGCGCCAAATACAGCATTGGCAATACGAACCATGCGCTTGCTTGGTTGACCAAGGCGATACTTAGTTACTGGTGTTCCATCAGCGAGTTTGCTGGCATTGCTGTAAACAGCGTAACCTTGCTCACGCAAGTTGCGAACAGCAGATGCTGGATGAGCAATACGGAAAGAACCTTTGATCTGCGCAGCAGTCAACTCTTTACCAGCCTGCAAATTCTTCAACAATTGATCTTGTTTTGACATTAAATAAATCTCCATAATTAAACCATCATAAATGAAAAAACCAGAGGGGAGATGGCAGTAACCCCTCTGGTGAAAGACGTGAGTTAGACTTCGATGCCGTTCTCACGTAGAATCTGATTGAAGTCTTCGACATCAGCGTCAACTTCAACAGAGTCATTGATAATCTTTTCAAGACGACTAGTCTCGGAAAGATTAGTAGTTGAGGCAACTGTCTTAGCAGTCTTAACCTTAACTACTTTTTTATTCTTAACAATCTTGCTACTAGCAGGTTTGCTTGTTAGATCTTTTGTGTACTGTGAAAGTTCAGCAGCAGTCGGCACTGGTAGTTGATACATACCACGCTCAACTTTATTAGTCTTGAACAACCAATTAGGATATCCAATCTTTGGTGCACCAGCACTACGCTTTGCAGCCAAATCTTGAGTAATACTAACAACTTCTTTCAAAGAGATCTTACCATTTTTCTTAAGAGAGGGTTGTGCTTCAATCAAAGCAACAACGCATTTCTTTTGAGCCATGCTCAGGTCAGCGAATTTCAACATAATCAATTTCCTTTTCAGTTTCAAATAATATTATACTACAAATTTACCTGCAAAGCAAATTTAAAATGGAACTTCATCACTTGCAGGGGCTACAACCTCAGGTGTTACTACCTCAGGCGCAGGGTTTGCAACTTTCTCATAGAGATCGATGAACGCAGACTTGGTTGCAGAGTCGAAACGATTGCAACAAAGTTCAACAGCCTTCTCACGCTTCTTGAAAATTGCATAAGCACGGACGATATGAATCATACGACGAGTCGTAATAGTTTCGTCCACACCACCATCAGCAAAGGTGCGACGGATTGCGTCAGCCCATTTGACTAATGTCTCAGCAAACTCTTTATCGGGACAACCGAATGAGTCCATAAGATTCTCGATGATCTTCAGCTCGATCTTTGCATTAGGATAATCCTGTTCAAAGGTTACGGCAAATCGTTCCAAGAATGCTTCGTTAAGTACGTTGGTACCGATATAACGACCATCGTCGCTACCCTTACCCTTAGTATTTGCAGTCGCAAAGACATTGAATCCAGGAGCAGGAACGATCATCTCATTCTTGAGTTTGAAGTAATAAGGTTTACCCTCGAGGATCGGTTGCAAGCAAAGCAAAGTATTTGCTG